ATGGCTATCGGGCAGGATATGCGCACTGAAGTGAACTATCTTCCCCGTGAAACCTCCTGGTTCGTGAATGGTCTTTTCTTCGCTGGCGCTGTCATCGTTGATAATCGAGGCGTGTTCTATATTGACGCTGATGAAACCGTGAACCCTTAAGGGATTAGAACATGGCATTTAATATCCAGAGCTGGTGTCGAATCTCATCGTCATCGAATAATGCGATCACTACATTGCAGAATGGCAGTTTTATAGGGGCGCCTAATGTCTTCTCCTATATCTCTGCCAGTGATGCTCAAGCGGTCATTGCGGCGGCTAACTACTTTTCAGCCGTCGTGGTTGACCTTAATGTGGGCGATTTGATTTATGCTGTCGACTCGGCCAATGTCCCTACCGATTATTTGGTTACCGCTAAAAACAATGATGCTAAGACTGTTACGGTGGTTAATGCAGCAGCAGCGGGTGGCGATGTTATTGGACCCGCTGTTTCTACGGATAATGCCTTAGTTCGGTTCGATGGGGTGACGGGTAAACTGGTTCAGAACGGTGTCATCTTAGAATCCGATGCCGGGGACTTAACCTTAGTTAATAGTATTGCGAATGCGTCTGGAGCGGTGGGCGCTCCAAGTTACTCTTTCACTGGCGACCTTGATACTGGAATGTGGAGAAATGCGGCTAACACCATTAATTTTTCAGTAGCTGGTGCATTCACGGCCCAAATGACGGCCAATACTTTCCTTGTAAATAGTGATGGTATTACGTCTGCTAGAATCAGGGTACAAAGTGATAGTGCAAATATCATTAGCTTAGCGGCCCCAGCAGGTCTTGGCGCCAGCGCTGTTTATACCTTACCGTCTGTAGTACCTACCATTAACGGACAGGTAATGAAGGCCACGACGGCCGGGGTTATGTTCTGGGGCAATCCTCAGGCCAGTATTTGGATAGATGAAATAGCTACTCCTACCTTATTAGTAGCTAATCTTAGCTTTATCGCAGATACCGGTGGATTACTCACTTTCAATATGCCTGCCCTAGTTACCCAGGGTTCTACATTTGAGATTGCAGGGTTTGGAGCAGGGGGTTGGTTGATACAATTAGCAGCAGGTCAAACCATTTTTTCCAGTGGCGGAAATACTAACGTTGCGGGTTCTTTATCCTCTACTAATCAATACGATTCAGTTAGGCTGTTATGTACTGTGGCTAATGTGAGTTTTACGGTTATTAGTGGCTCTGGTGCTCTTCAACCGGCCTGATGAATGACTTAAAGGATTAAAATGACGACATATCGAACAAATTTTACCTACGCAGCCGCTTCAAGTGCGTTTAGTCCCCCAGCGACACCAACAGATTCCTTTACCATTACGGGAAGTGCTACTTCCAATGTGTACGTACTTAAGATGGGGTTAAGCACAACTCAAGGGGCTCTAGGGACGAATGCTTGGTATCTGGTTAAGCGCTCAGCCGCCAATACGGGTGGTACTCATGCGGCTCCTGCTTTGGTTCCTTATGATTCCAATAATCCAGCAGCTTCGGCTACGGTTTTGCAATATACGGTCAATCCTGCGGCCTTGGGTGCAGCAGTAGGTCCTGTTTGGAATGGCTGGGTGAATTCGCCAGTGGTCACGGGACAAGGTATGGGCATTGAAGTGGATTTCATGGATATGTTTGGTCAACCCCTCACCTTATTAAGTGCAGCGGAAGTCCTGGCCTGGAACTTTAATGGTGCTGCTTTGCCTGCCGCTTTAAGTGTGCTGGCCTATGTCGTTTGGTACGAGGTATCTAAATCATGACAGCGAATACTATTTCAACTGGCGGTATTGGGGCGACAAGTCAGACTACCGTGGGAACACTGACTACAGGTACCTGGAATGCCAGTGTTATTACAGGTCAATATGGTGGTACTGGCGTTGCTAATACCGGGAAGAGCCTAACCTTAGGTGGAGATTTAACCACTTCGGGCGCTTTTGCTTCTACCTTTACCATGACGGCTCCCACCAGTTTAACTTTTCCAGTTTCAGGAACGCTTGCCACTCAAGCCTATGCCGATGCCATTGCCGCCGGTTTGGAATTTAAGAATGCCTGTGTAGCCGGAAGTACAGCACCTTTAACCGTGACTTATAACAATAATGCCTCAGGTATTGGCGCTACCTTAACGAACGCAGGTGCTCAAGTCGCTTTCAGTATTGATGGCCAATCTCCGAGCTTAGCTCAACGAATCCTGATTAAAAATCAAGCGTCAACTCTCCAAAATGGTATTTATACCGTCACTGTCATTGGTGATGGTTCGACAAACTGGGTATTAACCCGAGCATTAGATTATGATCAGCCTTCTGAGATTCATGCGGGGGACTTAGTTGCTATAGAAAGTGGAACCGTAAATGCGAATACCTTATGGTTGCAAACTCAAAACGTAGCCACGATTGGTACGGATGCTATTAGTTTCAGTCAATTCGCTTCTGCTCCTCTAGCTTTACCCGTAAGTGGTGCCAATGGGGGAACCGGAGTCGCTAACACGAGTAAAACGATTACACTTGGAGGAAATCTAACGACCTCAGGAGCATTTGCATCTACGTTCACGATGTCTAATACGACCAGTGTCACCTTCCCGGTTTCCGGAACCCTGGCCACGACTGCACAAGTAATCACGTCAGTCGATCAAGCTTCTGGTTCAGCAACCTTAGCACCTAATAATCGTTACATCTGTGATAATGGAGCCAGTCTTATTACCTTCACACTACCCGTATCAGCGGCTGTTGGAGATACCTATATCATTGTCGGAGGTTCATCAGGTGGTTGGACTATAGCTCAGCTAGCAAATCAGATTATCCATGTCGGCTCTAATCCAAGTACGACTGGGGCAACGGGTTCTGTAGCTTCATCAAATCGTTATGATTGCGTTATCTTAAGCTGTGTTGTAGCTAACCTCGAATGGTCGGCTTATGGTGTTCAAGGTAGCCCAACCGTTGTTTAAAGGAATTAAGAAATGACTGTAGGAAATAGCATAAATAAACAATTCCCACTCGATGGCGCATCTGGGGGTACTGGGGTAGCGAATACCAGTAAGACGATTACCCTGGGTGGAAACTTAACCACATCCGGAGCTAATAACGTCACCTTTACCACCACAGGCTCAACCTCGCTTACTCTCCCCACGAGTGGCACTTTAGCGACGACGGCTGGATCAGGGGCGATCACATTTTTAACCTCAGCAACCGCCTCCTCTAGTGCGACTTTAGATTTCACCACCAATCTGACATCCACATACGATGCTTATCTTTTTGTTTTAGCTGGCCTGATTCCTCAGACAAATGCTCAAGATTTATGGATTAGGATATCGACGGACGGTGGAGGCACTTGGAAATCTGGGGGAACTGATTATCGTTACATGAGTCTTTTATTAGGTTACGCTACTGGAGGAACCAATTCACTCGCGGCGGCTCAACTTCAAGTCAATGCCACTGGAGCCGGTACAACAAACATCAGTAATGCGGCTGGTAATACCATAAATGGATGTATTTATCTTTTTAATCCAGCCGTCGCTACTTTCCCAGCCTTTTCAATGAACTTATGTTTTGTGGATTCCGCGGCCGGTTATGAAGTAACCAGCGTAGGCTCTGGAGCGTATAACACAGCAGCCGCTATTAATGGCGTTAGATTTTTAATGAGTTCAGGAAACATAACCAGTGGGGTTATCAGACTTTATGGCATCAAGAACAGTTAAGGATTGATATGAAAAAAACAATTGCCGGACCCGATGGATCGATTGATGTCGATTTAAGTCCAGAAGAGGAAGCCTCCCTAAAATCAGATTGGGAAAAAAGCGATGCTGCTCAAAAAGAATATCGAGAAAAAAAAGAATATCTGAATTTAAGAAAATTGGCTTACCCATCCATTCAAGATCAATTTCTGATGCTCTGGTCCAGTATGGATTCCGGAGAAATACCCAAATCCAAAGCATTCTACGAAGCCATTAAGGCTGTGAATGACAAATATCCTCAACCTTCCGTATCACCTGTAAGCCCTTAAGGAGAAATCAAATGGCTTTTTTAATCGCAAACTGGGGCAGAGCAAGTGTATCTGCTAACGAACCTATCTTAAGTCTGACCTCGGGTACCGTCGTTGGTGCACCAAGAATCTATACCTATTATTCGGCAGATTCTCAAGTGACCATTGCGGCCGCTAATTATTTCGCTGCTGTGGTCAATGATTTGGCCGTGGGTGATATTATTATTGCTTACAGTTCTTCAGGTTTGAGCACAGTTCAATATCAAGTTTCCTCGTTAACCCCCGCCAGTGCTCTGATTTCAGTGGTCATTTCCGGCTTTGGCAGCATGATAAAAGCCCAAGGGAGTTTCTTAAGTGCGGCTTTCATAAACAGTGGTGCCGTTCCCATTCAACTTCTACCTGCACCAGGGGCTAATAGACTCATCGTTGTTTCTGATTTTACTCTTGAAATTATCTTTGGCGCAGCACAATACGCTAACGGTAACCCTGTAGGTCTTGAATACGGCAATACAGCTAACTTGGGTGGAACGGCCGCTTCACCTACCATAGCTGCTGCTTCTATTAATGGCGTTGCCGCTAACAGCAGTTATGTCAGAGTACCCGGTGCTTTGGCTATCTCTGTTGTTGCTGCGGTTGTAAACCAAGGAATTTTCTTATCCTATAACCAAGGTGGCGCTGCTTTCATCACAGGTGATGGTGACTTTGCTTGGTCGATGAACTACAGCATCATGGTTACAACTTAATATGACTACCCTAATTTGCCGGGGATTGTTACAAGGGAAGACTCCACCTTACTTTGATAATCCCTGGCTGTTTTAAGGAGCATGAGAAGAAAGGTTACAAGGAAAGGGAATGGCCTTAACAAGAGTACAAATTATCTCCCAAGCCCTCACCTTAATGGGCAAGAAACCAATCATGAATCTGATCAATCAATCGGATATCGTGACCGCGGCGGATAATGCCTTTGATTATTTATTGCAGGCCACCATCAGTGAAGGGTTCTGGCGCTTCGCTTCTACCATCACCATCCTATCCCAGAACGTCGTCCCACCCATCGGAGGTTATTGGTTCCATTCCTACACACTCCCCGGGGATTATCTGAAGTTGATCCATCTCTGGCCTCAGCAATGGGACTTCGAGATATACCAGCAGAATTTGTTGTATACGAACTTTAATAACGCCAATCAAACCCTATTCCTTGAATATCAGTTTCTTCCCTTAGTAGCCAATCTACCGGCCTACTTTGTGAAGTACTTTGTCTATGAGATAGCCGCCTATCTTGCCCTAGCCAATGCTCAGATGCCTGATTATTATTCAGAATTGGAAAGAAAGAAGGGTGTTGAATTAGCCATAGCACAATGTGCCGATGCTCAGAACAGACCTCAAACCCCATTGCAATCCCAGCCTGTCCTATCTCGTCGCTTTGTTACTACTTTTGCGAGTGGTTAGGGTGAGGTAAGGTATGGCGCTCCAACGCTATGATCAAAATTCTTTCACTCAGGGAGAATTAGACGCCCGGGTTTACGCTCGGACCGATTGGGAAAATTATTATAAAGGCTGCAAGCAATTAAGAAACATGATTGCCATTCCTCAAGGAGGTGTCCAACATCGCTGGGGAACTGAATACGTGGATACTCCGGTCCTGGTCCCCGATGACAATACCGAGATTCAAGATTTTATCTACAACAACGTAACGACTTATCTGACCTTCTGGGCTGAAAATACCCTGGATATCTATCTAGAAAACATTAAGGTGGCTACCGTATCGCCCATTTACCTTAAAGAGGACATCCTTAATTTAAGATTTACCCAGATTGAGTCCAGACTAATCGTCAACGATGGCAATAATCCGCCAGAAGAATTGATCCGAAGTGCCGATGCCCCTCACAACATCTTAGGTTTTAGCGGAGCTAACAATACCCTAAATGCGATCGTGGGTTATCCCGTTGGATTCATCTTGCCTGCCTTCTTTGCCACAGGGGGTGTGCTCCCAGCAACTACTCCCCAAATATTTGCAGGCCGAGAATACTTCATTAAGATAATCACGACAAGTAATTTCCAGATTTATTCCAATCCGACGGACGCTAAGAATGGAGTGAATTTTTATGTCATTACGAATGCTGGCGCAGGGAGTACGGTCATTGTTCAGAATACGTGGAACCTTACCAACGTCCCGTTCAAATTTTATCCTGCTTACGATTTTAACGGTGGCTATTTCGGTGCAGGTTTTACTTTTACACCCTCTGCCACGAGTGGAAATATCACAATTACCGCCAGTGGAGCTATTTTTACCGCTGCGATGGCTGGTGGCCTTTACATTGGAAATGGAGGCGTGGTTAGGATAACCGTAGTCAATAGTAATGTGAACGTATCAGGATTTACGATCGAATCCTTCCCCAACACCAATCCCATTAATGGAAGTGTCTCTTTCCTTGGAGAACCGGCTTGGTCTAATGCCCGGGGATGGCCACGAGTGGGTACCTTCATTAATAATCGATTCGGTCAGGGTGGGACGGCCTCAATTCAGAACGGCCAATGGTTAAGCGTGGTCAACGATGTCTATAACTTTGATGACAGTCAGACCTTAGCCGATGATGCCATTGCCTCTTATCCGGCTTCGGGGACCATGAGTGTCCTTCAGTCCATGACAGCCGCCAGGTCCTTGTTAGTCCATACGAGTGATGGGAATTACAGTTCTCCCGTGCAGACTGAGCAGCCCATGACTCCCACGAATTACACACTGACCATTCAAAATAAATTTGGCGTAGGGACGCTACAGCCTGTATTCATTGATAACCAAGTCTTCTTCGTCGATAAGTCCGGCAATAACGTCATCAACATGATTTGGGAATTCAGTCAGTCCAGTTATGTAACCAATTCGGTTTCCATTAAAGCCAGTTCGTTGATTCGTAATCCCGTGGACATGTCGGCTTTTGCTGAGCCTAATTTCGTGGATGGGTTTTACGTTCTGTTCGTGAATGTGGATGGAACCCTAGCCGTATTGCAAACCCTAACCGAAGAGAACATCCTAGCCTATTCCTTATCCAATACCCGGAATTACATCGTTAATGATCAATTTAATGCGGCTACAGCTTCAGATGCCAGCTATAAGAAGGTAGTCAGTGCCAATAACAGAACTTGGTTTTTGGTCGATCGGACATTACCCGTTGCCCAAGCCCCAGTAGCTATCGTTGGATTCAATACCGGGGCAAGTACACTGCAAGCCAATGGGCATGGCATGACGGTAGGCGCTTCCAACCTGGTTACTTTTACCGCCGCAGGAGCATTACCCACCACCATTCCCGCACTCTCAACCTCTAAATATTATTGGGCCAATGCGACAGATGCGAACAATTTTAAGGTCTATGCCAGCGAAGCGGATGCTACCGCCGATACGAATGCCTTCACTATCCTAAATAGCGGGGTAGCGGCTAATGTGGTCCTTTGGGTTCCGACAGTTAAAACGGTCATCGAGGAAGTTAACTTTAATTTCTTTACTGACTTTAGTAAGAAGATTACTTTAGGAGTCCCAGCTACGGTCATTACTGGATTAGACTATCTGGATGGTCAGGTGGTTCAGATTGTAGCGGATGGCTTCGTTATCCCTGAACAAACTGTCATAGGTGGGCAGATTACCCTAACCAAAGCGGCTAGTGTGATCCAAGTAGGGCTAAAATATGAAGCTAAGTTAGTCCCATTGCCTCCTACTATTCCTTTGAACCCGGGGCTACGTTGGAAACCGCGCCACATTAGAGAACTATACGTGTCCTACTACAATACTATTGGTTCTACTCTTCAAGGCTTTGGCGTTCCTGTGCTTCAGATGCAACAAATCATATTAAATGGCCCTGCTACACCTCAAACAGGTTCTTTCCAATACACCTTAATGGAAGGCTGGGAAGGTCCTGACCCTTCAGACATAGAAATCGTTCAAGACCAACCGCTTCCAATGACAATTCTTGGGCTTTCGTATATATTAGATGTATAACTGACTTATGAGGATACTATAAATGAGTTATAATTTTATGCTCTTAGGTGCAATGGCCGCAGGTCACGGACTTGATGTCTATCAAAGCAAACGCAAAGAACGCTACACCCGCATGGGAGAAGACCTTGAGCGACGAGAAATGCAATTGCAGATGCAGCAGGAACAACTCGCCAGTTCAGAACAATCGCTCTTTCAAAGCGAGCAACTTAGAGAAGTCCTTGCAACTCAACGAGTTCTTGCAGCAAGTCGAGGACAAATGTCAGGCGCCGGATCGAATCTTGCAGTCAGCCAAAGCAGTATTAGAGCTTTCAATGCAGACGAACATGCTAGAGAATTATCGCAAAGCTTCCGTAAGCATCAGTTCGAATCATCTCAAAGATTACAGGGGTTGAATAGAACAGCCCGAAATCAGGAAAGACGATTCAGCAACATAGCCAAAGGGGTCAATCTATTGAGTGTTAATGAATTGTATTCCAATAAAAGCTCAATGAAGAACGCTAAGCGTAAATCTAAATGGGATGCTCGGAATCGCTGGAAACAAGACACGATGAACTCAATCGAAAACGGGACTTTCGGAAATACGCTCTGATTCTCTTATCAAAGTCTGGCAATACTCATTAAGACTTCTAGTGTGCGGTCTCATTCCTTCTAAAGGTAGCCATCCTTCTTTCAGCGCTTTATTCACATCTAGATTTAATCCAGTGAGGGTCATTGTGCAGATGACCATATATTCAATCATTGTACGAACCCACTCACAAATTTCTTAGGCATATTCATATCTGGATGGGCGAACTCATTCCTCCAAGTCACACCCATATAATTAAACGCATCGAATCCATGGAGAGCAAAATTATCAAAAGGATTATCCTTAAAAATCCTTCGCTCCTCATCATATTCCCTCCTCGCTTCTCTCAAACATAATAACAGGCGACGACAGTTACTGGCATGGAATTTGCAAAAAGGGAAGATAGACCTTCCAGCCGCTATATTGTCCTGTTCGGATAAGCGTGGTACTTTTTGGAAATGAAGGCCGAGCTGAGCAGCTGAAGAAAGGCGACTACGAGCGGAGTTTCCCCATTCCCTGTTCATAATGTCATGAGGGGCGAAGTGATGGCCATATCTCCGGAAGCCCAATTTCTGCTGTCTTACAAAGAGCTCATCGAAGAAGTAGTCGACGCCTTTGTTATTGGCTTCGATATAGTCAATTATTTCGATGTTATAGCCGTCGGACTGAAAGAGAATAATCGAAGTAGCATCTCTAACTCCTATATCCCAAGCTGTCATGACTGGTCGAGACTTGTTAATATCAAAATCCCCTATCCGACCTTCATATTCAGCCTGAGCCAGTTGCTCTGTGTAGTAAGCACCCTGATTACCGATTTCAAAGGAACAATAGTACTCCTGTTGGATGATTTCCTCAGAGACGCCATTATGTCTTTCGTCTGCGATCATCTCTGGAGTGATGACCGGGCTACCATCTTCGCGTTGAGTATCCTCTACGGTCAGCTTAACTACATACCATTTAGGATTGTGAATGGCCATTTGATAGAGGTCGTAGGCATGATTGTGGCCCCGT